TCACCGCTTCCGCCAACCCGACATAGCAGGCTCGAATGTCGGGATGGCCCGCTTAAAAACCTCCCACAGCGATTTCTGACCGGTTTTCTTGGCCCTGTCGATGCCTGCGGCCGATAGGATTGGTAGTGGGTTTTCCATGCCTAGTTCCTGCGCTACTCGTAGGCATTGCTCTTCGCTTAAAACACGTTCCCCCCTTCTATACATCGTCATAGCCCCAGATCCCCATCCCATGTGAATGGCTAACTGGCGGTCGTTTTTGAGGCCCTTTTTTTCCATCAGGGCGTCAAGAAATTTCGTTGATTCCATGGTTTCCCTCTTGACAATCGTTTTTTGGCGTGTATTCTCACGACCTGATAGAATTCTATCAATTCGGTAGAATCCTATCAGGTTGAAAGAATTATCACCGATTTTGGTAAATCTAACAATATCAGGTTTGAAAATTGGTTCCTCAGTTACTTCTTGGTCAGTCTTTTGAGAAGTTCCTCGCGTGTGAGGGTGGCGAGTTCTTCCACCTTGATACGAACGATTTTCACGCCAGCGGCGGTAAGCGCCTTGTCTTTTGCTTCGTCGGCCAGTTTTCTGTCCCATTTTTCATGACTTCGTCCGTCGAGTTCAACGGCGATGATTGGCTTTGTGTGCTTGTCACAGATCAGGAAATCAAGGCTTTTTTTGTCGATTCGTGCTCTGTATGCCTTGGCATGCCAGCGGATGGGAATTCCTTCTATTTCCAGCATTTGATTCATTGCTACCTGTGTCATCACGATGGATTTGGTCAAAGTGTCCCTTATGAGTTCGTAAAGCTGTTGTTCATAGGGATTCATCATTCTTTCTTTCGGGCGGTACGGCCACAGGTCGGGATCGGTTTTCCATTTTTCAGGCTCGGTTTTTTTGTCCGATGTTTCTTCATTAATAGGCTTCATAGCCTTTCTCCTTTGGTTTTGAGCGCACGTCATTTTATCGGAGGGTGTCATGAGTTGGTTTAGTGATTTTAGTGATTTGATCAGCGATTCCTTCTTAGCTGATTTTCTTTGGGCAAATGAATACAACTCGGGTTTTGATGACGCTATAGAGCAGGTGGAAAGCGCGGCGGGCGGTGCGTCAGTTCATGACATTGTCGATTTTTGGAATGGGGACTATTGATATGAGCCGCTACAGCAATGACGATCTCGTAGAACAGTTCCGTGAACATTTTCGTGATTTGTTCCCGGAAGATTAGCAAGAAGCGTTTGACGAGGGTTATGACCTTGGCTGGAACAACGGTATCAACGAATCTGACGATGACTAACTGATTCGTCATTCCCCTGACCAGTCATGGACCACCCCATTTTCATCGACTACTTGAGCATGAAACAAACCCATCCAGAGGGTGATCTACCCGTCATCAATCAGGGCTGCGTCTGGTCAATCGATGAAAACGGCGAAGTCGAATGGACAACGAACAAGGCCATGGAATATGAAGGTAGCTTTGGCACAAAACTTCGCCTGCGCTGCGATGGCTTCACCATTGAAGCCTCCGGCAACATTGGCCGCTTTCGTCGTCCTGACAACCTCTTTGGCTACAGCTACGAGGAATGCGTCAAGAAGTGGAACGAAGTCCTTCATGACTTCAGTCTCCCCCCCTTCACCAAAGGCCAAATGGTCATGTGGGCCGACGACACGTTTTTTAGTTGGACGGGCGCCATCAACACCCGTATCGACCTCACCAAAAACTACGCCCTGTTCGGACGAGAAAACCTTGGTTGGTTCATGGGCTGGCTCGCAACCCATCAAAAAGGCCGCCTCAAGGTCGGCGTCTCTGCTGACGGTGGCACGATCTCATGGGGCGAAGGCTCCAAATATATCTATGAAAAATTTTATGACAAGCTGCTCGAAATGCAGCGAAAAACCAAACGTCATTTCATCCCAGAAGATGTCATCAAATACGTTGAACAAGTCGGCATAGGCCGTCACGAACTCACACTCAAAACCCGATTTCTTACCCAAAATGGATTCCGCTTCCTCGGGAGCACAGACATGGCACAACTCATCGACCTCTACAATCACCGTTCGCAACTCGTCCTGACCGACAAAGTTCCTTACGATGACCTCAGCGAAATTCCGCAACCCTATCGCGCCACGGCCAAAGACTGGCGCGATGGCGTAGACCTCCTCTCGTCGATGAAAGAGCGCACCTACCGCCGTCATCGTCAATACCTTCTTCAGTATGGCATTGACATAGCAACCAAATGCAACGTCGAATATATGCGGACAAGAGTCAAGCATAAAGAGATCAACCCGACGGCGCTGGTTGCGCCCGATTGGTACAAGCAGCGCTACGCCTAAGACTTCAGGCGCGCGGATACCGGGCACCCGTGCAACACGCCTTTTAGCCCGTTTTGAGGAGAAACAAAATGCAAATGCAAGGACAAGGCAAGATCACTGGCTTCAAATGGTTTGTTGGCTCGCTTGACGATGGCAAAGCCATCGACTCGGGAACCATCTTTGTTGAATCGGCCCTCAAGGGATCGGACAAGGACAGCACCGCGGGCGGCAAGGGCTACGCTAGAGGCTATGCCTCCCAATCCTTCCGTTGCACTAGTGCGGCGGTAGTAAAGAGGATCCAGCATCTTGAAACCCCTTTTTCGGCGACTCTCATCATCGAATCGCAAACCGACGGACGAGGCGAAAAGTCCGAAATCGTTGTCGACGTGCGCCCGCTCATCGATCCGGCGAACCCGGTGGGCCGTCCTGATCCCAAGCCAGCGGTGGGCAAGGCGGCCTGATGTACGGCCATCCGTTCATGGTGGCTGAAATGGCCCGAGCATTCGCGCCGTCGAATGCTCGGGCGTACAACCTTTATTTTTGGCAGCACGCCCGCCAAGCTGACCTGTTCAGCGGGGAGCGTTGATGCCGCTCTGCATCCAGATTGACGCGCAGATGAAACTCGGCCCGGTCATCCCGACCCCTCCCGATTTCACCGCGTGTCAATTCGTCGCGCTCACGCCTCAGGAATTTCAAAGCGCGAGCCTCCAATCAGTTTTTGCAATACCGTCGTCCGGGGAACTCTCGGCAGCGTGGGCGGCGGGTTTCGTAATCCCCATGTCGATTTCATTTGTGGCATGGGCTGTCGGGAAAATTCTTTCTCTTTGGAGGCATTAAATGGACTTCTCTTCGATCTCTGCGGCTGTCGATATCGGGACCGTGTCTACTGCGATTATCGCTATGGGCGCGATCATGATTCTCCCGAACGTGGCGCGTTGGGCGGTGCGGAAACTCGCTAACTTTTTCGGTTAATCGAGTTTGAACCGATGGGGGCCGCGGCCCCCATCATTCCGAAAGCATAAAATGATTTGGGCATTTGGCATGTTTTTAAGCGGTCTGGTGACTGCTGGTCTTGTCAGTTTTATCTTCGCAGCCCATGATTAGTTCGATCCGGCTTACTTGTTATTTTCTGTTTGGCTTGTTGCTGGCTGTTATTAGCACGTTGTCATTTGCTAATTATTCGGCCGAGCAGGCTATGCAGGTTTATGACGGTGCCGCTAGGCCGCCTATTTATGGTCCAACGTGCCCGATAGCGTGTGATAATTTTAACGCCGCTTATTACACCCCTCCGCCTCAAGGTTATAAATATGCCGGTAGCTGTAAGTATTTTCTTGGTAGTACAGACTACACTTGGGGTTGTAGTCTTAAATATTATTGTCCTTACGGTGGAAAACTCAATGGAATGATTTGTGAGGATGCCGATTGTCCTTACGGTAAGAATGAAACAACGGGTTATTGCAAGTGCCCTTACGGCAAAGATGCCTCGACGGGTCTTTGCAATCCGCCTCCCCCGCCTGATCCGCCACCATGTGAATCTGGCTCTTCTGGTTCTTTTTCTTGGGGCAGCGGATGTTATGTCATGCCGGATGGTAGTTATCACTGTGTCAATGCTACTGGCATATCTTCCGGCTGTTCTTCTAGCGGTTGTACTGTTTCGACTTCTTCAAATTATCAAGCGTCTTGTCCTATTCCGGCTTCTGGTCAGGTTGTTTGTACTATTCAGGGGGTGAATACTGGGGAGACTTGCACAGGAACGAACGGGGTTACTCCACCGACTCAGCCTTGTCCTGTTGGTTTTTCGATTGGCTCTGTTAATGGGCAGTATGGCTGTTATGCAAGTGGTAGCGATCCATCTAATCCGAATAATTCGCTTCCGGGGATAAAGACGAATGTCGGTCCTGATGATCTAACTAGCCCGAACAATCCAAATAACAATACGGGAGTTCCGAACGGTTCAAACAACAGTGATCCTTCTGGCCCTGGTGGTAGCGGTCCTACGGGAACGGGGGGTGATAAAACGACGGGCAGCAACTGTGACCCTACTATTGAGGATTGCAGTAATGCCAATGAACCGAGCGGCAATTGCGATCCCGCCACTCAAACCTGTTCTGAGGATGCGCCGCCCGCTGTGCCTGATCTGCCGGAGGTTGGCAATTTGTACGAGAGGGGTTCTCGTACCGTCTCTGATATTTTCGGTGAGTTCACGGCCAAGGTTCAGTCTGCGCCCTTCTTCACCGGCGCATCCAATTTTTTCACTGTCAACGTTCCCGGTGGTTCATGCGGTGGCATGACACAGACATTTTCCGTGATGGGGCAAAATTTTGTCGTCGACGCCGATTCAGTTTTCTGCGGCTCCGGCGCAATGTTGATGTATTCCCTTTTGCATATCGGCATCATGATTGGCGCGTTGTGGGCCGCATTCCGAATAGCTATTCTGTGAGGTGAAACGTGGAATCTCTCATCAATTTCATAGCGAAGATCAACGATTTCATTCTGTTGATCATCAAAACCATTTTCGGCTTGATTAAGGATGTTGTCAGCGATGCTCTTGTTTGGATTCTCGACCCGATTTTCGGCTGGCTTGGCGATCGCATCGCTTCGATCCCGGCGCCATCGTTCTTCAACTCCGGCGTCAGCGTCTCCAGCCTCCTGTCCGGCTTCCCGCCCTTCGCGCAATTCGTCATTGGGCAAATGGGCTTGCCGGAAGCGTTTTTGATCGTCGGCGCCGGTGTCACCTTTCGCCTTGTTCGTAAACTGTTCACCTTGGGGCAATGGTAAGTGATCATTTTTCACGAAGGCATGCCGCGCAGCGGCAAAAGCTACGCGGCATTGAAAGACCACATCATTCCGGCCCTGACAAAGGGCCGGACTGTTTATTGCCGTATCGACGGCCTGAACTTCAAACAGATTGGCGATCTGTCTGGCATATCGGAAGATGACTGTCAGAAACTGCTCATTCCGCTTTCAGAAGAACAATGTGCTGCCTTGCCAGAGCAAAAATTCCAGCAGGATGCTCTGATCGTCATCGATGAGGCACAGAACTATTGGCAGTCAGGCCGAGCGAAGCTCGCGCCTGAGCTTCTGAAGTGGATCGCCGAGCATGGCCATCATGGCCATGACGTTCTGCTCATGGGCCAACTTCTCAAAGACGTTCATACCTCTTGGGTGAATCGGGTCAATCGAAAAGTCACCTTCATCAAAAAGGACGTTGTCGGCAAGGCGGGCGAATACAAGTGGATCATGTATCACGGTGCGCCGGACAACAAAGGTAACGTCAAATTTCGTGAGGTGAGTCGTGGTGATCATAAGTACGATGACCGCTATTTCGGCGCGTACAAGAGCCACAGCGATGGCACGACGAACAAGGAGACTTACAATGACTCGCGGGCGAATGTTTTTAAGTCACCGGCCTTCAGGAAGTGGATACCGATTTTTGGCGTCTGTGTCATCGCTTCAATTGGTTTTTTGTTTTGGGCATTCAAAGGCGGTGGCCTTGAAAAAAGCTTTGCGCCTACTGCGCATGCTAAAAAGCCTGCTACGCCTGTCAAAACGGTTCAGGAGGTGAAAACCAATCAATCCCAGTCCGTTCCCTCATCTGCCAAGGCTGCGCCCCTCAAATCCGGTCCTGACGCGCCTATGCCCGAGTCTGCCGATTACATAGACGATCTCAATAGCAAATACCGAGCTCGTCTATCTGGTTATGCGCGTGGCGATCGGAAAACGATTGGTCTCATCGAGTGGGTTGATGGTTCCTCCGTCAAAGATCGGTTGCGTTTCTCCGAAATTCAGGGCCTCGGCTGGATCGTTCTCGTTTCGACGGACGGGGGGCTTGCCGTGGTTCAGAAGGGGTCGCGGCGCTTTGTTGCTTCGGCGTGGCCGTTGGAGGATACGCTGGGCGTGGTGCCTGCGGTTCAGCAGCAACAGATTCGCGGCGACGCGGCGCAGGGCGGTTCGGGGGGGGTGATAACGGCTCCGCCGGTGTCGCATGCGTTTGGGAGGCCGAAGGCCTCATAAAAAAAGCCCGGCGAAGCCGGGCTTTTTTCTTGATGCGCCCGGAAGGGCGCATCTGTTTTTCAGTGACTCATCATTTTCATGATGGTTGCAAAGGCTCCTACGGCTCCGAAGATTGAGCCGACAGTCCACTTGATTAGTTCGGCTTTCAGTTCGGCCATTTGAGTTTTGATTTCCGACATTTCCGTTTTTAGATCGGCTTTGGTTACTAGTTGTTTGTCGTCGTATTGCCTCTTGAATTCTCGCCTGACTGATTCAACGGCCGCTTTGGCTTTTTCGTCGTTGATGCCTGCCGACTTGAATGCTTCGTACATTTCCAGTTCCATGATTTTCCTTTCCGTTTCCGTTAGTTTAACGTAGATTCGTTGAATTCTTTGGCTCTTCTTAACCCTTCGTCTGTCCCTGACCAAAAAGCATCGTTTTCTGCGGTTCCTCTTTTGTACGGATTTTGAAGTTGTTTTGTTTCTTTCAATTTGTATTTGAGGATTTCGAGCACGCCGAGCTTGTATGCTTCGCTGCGCGGTTCGCGTGCCGTTGAAAAAGCTGCCTCGAATATTTCTTGCGCATTCAT